CTTTTCATTAAATTTTTCCATTAATATTTTATAAGTAAGTAATTTAGTATCTTTATCAGATTTTTCTACTTCTTCCATTACTTCATCTCTAACCTTACTCTCTTTAATAGAACCAGCTGTTAAATGTTCTAAAATAGTAACTTTATTTTGAATAAGTTGATTTGGATCAGGTGAATCAGTGTGGTTAAGTTCAGTTAAAGTATAAAAAGCAGCATATGCTTTATAGTTTGGGAGTTTATGATTAAAAAACTGCACTAAATTATAATGTTTTTTAATTTCATTTATAAGATTATACTTTTGTCTTTTAAGTGCACCTCTATTTAAAGTTTTTGTTGAGTCAAGTAATGTTGAAACAACAAGAGAAGCTTTTGCTTCAGTTATAGAAGTTTTATTTAAAAGAGATTCATATAATTTATATTCTCTCCCTAATTCAGACTTTACAAAATATTTTTGTAGTAATTCTTTTGCTGGGGAGTCTTTGCCCTCTAAAGTATCAGTAGTGATCTGGCGTACTAATAGTTCAAAGAGTATACCAGTATTCTTATACTTTGAATGTTTGATTTGCATTCTTTATATTTTTGTTTATTTATAAATATATAAAAATCTATTACTCTTTGATCTGATTTTCATCTAGTAAAGAATTTCCTTTAATTTCTTTCTCAAATATTATTTGTTTTTTCTGATTTTTAATATCATTAAACATTCGAGCGTTTTTATTTCTTTTTTTCTTTGTTTCTAAAGCTAAAGGAGAACCACCTTTGTAATTAGGTTTTACAGAATCAGATGCGTCATTATCTTTTTTCATTCCAACAGCTCCTATTCTATCTTTACCCAATGCATTATCTTGTGTATTTCTATTAGATACTTTTTCTTTTGGTCTACCTAATGGTTCTTTATCTTCATCATATCCTTCAGGTACTTCTCCATTGTCATATCTATTTCTACCATATAATGAAGCTAAATCATGTGGTGTACCATAGGATTTACCTGTTTCAAGTGGATCATTACCTTCATTTTCAATTTGATTCATTCTAAATTTACGTTTAGCATCTTGGGTAAGAAGGTCTCTATATTCATCATATTCATCTTCACTTAAATGAAATAAATGTTCATATACAAAATCAGAAGGCATTAACTTATTATCTAGTATAGAGTTAGCTAATTCAACTTTTTCTTTTAACAATGCAACTCTTTCTTGATCATAAATTACGGATGGGTTTGTTAAACTAAGTTCAAAGTTAACTAAAGCATCATCTTTATAACCTTGTGAATATAAATGAACTAATGCAATTTTAGTAAGTTCTGAAAGTGTTATACGTTGGATACGTTCAATTGTACGAGCAAATCTAATATCTTCAGCTGCTAATGTAGCTTTACCTGTTAAATCTTTTTCATAACCCATAAAGGCTTTAGGTACTTTGAGTGCGGCAAATAATTTTTCTCTTAAGTATTCTACGTCTTTAATTCCATCATATTGTAGACCACCTAAATTATCTATTTTAGTTGCTTGATCATTACCTCTTATAGGAATGTAATAATCCTCTAATAAGTTTTGCATATTGTACTTTAAGTTATAATCACCTGTTGATTGGTCAATATAAGGAGTACGTTTCATTTTTGATATTGTTTTCTGCATAAAGTTTTCTACTTCAGCAGGTGCAATATTACCAACATTTATATAAAATATACGTTTTTCAGGAGCACGAACAATTCTATGAATTAACATAGCATCTTCCATCATTGTATATTGTTTAAATAATTTACGTCCTGGTTCTAGATATGATCTACCATAAGGTAAATAGTTAGTATCTGAAAGTAATCTAAAGTGGGCTACCTCATAGTTATCAAAATAAAGTGCTTTATCATTAGGATTATCAGCAGTAAGATTTGGTACTGTGTATTGTCCAGAAGAAGCATTATAAATACCATCAGGGTCAAATCTAAATCTTACATCAGATGGTCTATCTTTATCATATCCATCTTGTCTTTCTATATGGAAAGCATTATAAGGTATAACATTGTATACACCAAATTTTTCAGAAATTTCTAATTTTAAAAAGAAATCTCCATATTTACACATATTTCTAATCCAAGGCCAAAGATTAAATTCTATATTTAATACATCATAAAATAAATTATATAATATTTTTTGAACATCTTCGTCTGATGATTTAATGTGTAATACCTCACCCATATCATTTTTTAAAGTACATTCATCAGCTATAATATCTAAAGCAGAGGCTATAATTGCATCTGTATCCATAGCATCATATTCAGAGTATAATTGGGGTCGTAGCATCTGATAGTTGAAACTACTTTGGTATCCATAAATTGATGTATTTGTGTTAGTCCAAATTCGATTAAATCTATCTACTACAGAATTAGTTTTATATTCACCTGAGGTTTGAACTTTATTTATATCAACTACTTTAAGTTGGTCTCCTCCATCATTTCTGATGATAACATCTGTTGAAAATAGTCTTTGTAGTCTTCCAAATAATCCAGTATCTGCCATTTTTTATTTTTTATAGTAGCCAAGAAATATCTTCTTCGCCATTTGAGTAAGGGTTATCTATTTTGTAAGGATTTTTAAATGCACCATTAGAAGAATAACCACCTGAATAGGTAGTGTTATGGTTACTAACATTATTCAACATACTTTTGGTCATATCCATTCCTTGTTGTCTTAATTTAAATGCTGTTTCTCTTAAATAACAGCCAATAGAAAAAGATAGAACTAAATCATCATTATACCCTGTTTGGGCTTCAGCTCTACCGTTTCTCCATATAAATACTTTCATTTCCTCTACTAGTCGCACAGATCGAAATGTAACCCCTCTATCTCGTACTGCTTCTTGAAACTTACCAATTGCTATTGGTCTAGTGTTTGAGGCCATTGTAAATCCAGGTGTCATTTTACTATAATCCATGTAAGGGTCAAAATAGTTGTCTACAGACATGTTATTGCCTTTCGGTGAATGATACAAATTCTGATAGCCTCTATCAAGGATAGTTTGAATAGTTGACCATCCTATACTAGAGTTTTCAGGAGCAAGTAATGCATTATTGTATTCTGTTGCTACACCTACTAATAAATTACCAAAATCTTTTGTGCCCATTTGACCTTTATATTCAGCAACTTGTGTAAATGTTTCAACATCAAAAACATGAAACGCAGAATAATCTTTACCATCACCACGAGCAACATCAGCTACAACTAAATAGTCTCTAGAGTAATCTGCTGGTTCCCATACCCATAAGTTTTGGTCAACTCCTCGTTTTTCTAAAGGTTCTCTAACACATTCTTTTTCATAGTAATTTAAATTTTCAGCATAAAATACTGTATCACCAGAAGTAGAAAAATCACAATCACACTCTTGTGCTGCCATTCTTATTCCTAAATCTGCATCTTGTTGGTCTCTCCAAGATTGATCTCGTTCAGGATGAACTTCCCAAGGCAAACGTATTGGTAAAAAACTGTTATCACCTAATTCGGCAGCAACCCATGTTTTATGGAACCAGTTACCTGTACCATAAGGTGTAGATAATGCAATACAACCTCCTCCAGTTGCTAGTGTTTGTTGAGCTGAGGCCCATATCTCACCAATGTTATTAATAAAGGCAGCCTCATCAATTATTAACAATGAAACTGCTTCTGATCGACCAGCATCTGAACTTGCTGAAGTGGCTTTTATTTGAGAGCCATTATTTAGTCGAAGTGTTAATTTATTATCTTCGGATGGTTTTTGTTTTTCTTTAAGCCAAGAAGGTAAGCTATCATACATGAACTTTACCTTAGTAACCATATTTTTAGCTGTTTCTTGTTTTGTTGCTATACAAAGTATATTTTTATCTTGATTAAACAACATCATCCATAAAGAGTAACCAGCTGATAGAGTAGATATTCCTAACTGTCTAGATTTTAAAACAATTGAATATGGGTTTTCTTGAAATAAAGTTAATACTTTATCTTGGAATGGGTATAAGTTGAACTGTATTCGACCTCGTTTAGGGTGCTGTATATAGCAATATTTACGCATAAAATAAGCAGGTGATGCAGCACACCTAACATATTCTTCTCGTATTTTCTTTTTAAGATCTTGACTCATTTTACTATTACTATTGTAAATAAAGCAGCCAATGTAGCAACAAGTCCTGCTCCTAACCACTTAAGACCCTTTTTAAGTCTATTGTTTGATTTTTGAAGATTAGCTACATCTTTTTCCAAACCATCAATTATTTGAGATTGTTGGTCACCTATTTTAATATAGTTTTGAATTTGTATAATATGATTAGCATCTTTTTTTATAAAATCTTGTATAATGCTATCTTGCCTAGAAATCTTTTGGTCTAAACTGTATATTAACTCATTAGTTTTCTCAAGTTCAGCTATGGCAGAATCTCCTTTAACTAAATCAATTGCTATCATTTGAGCAACTTTATAGTCAAAACAAATTTTATTGGTATCTTTCTGTGAAAAAGTTATCGAGCTGAGTAGGAGTATAGGTAGTAATGTCTTTAATTTTTCTAGCATAATATTTTCTTACTTTTACTATTTCTTCATTTGTGCTGTCAATTTCTTTGTTTAAAATGTTAATTTCAAGCTGTTGAGCAAATATAGATCTGTCTAATTCAAATTGCTCGTCTTCTAGCTTTATTATGACATTCTTTAAACTATCTATCTTTTGCTTTTGTTCGGTATAATCACCTACTTGTGTAGGTGTTACTTTCACAAATATAAAATATAGTAAAAGTGTAAGGGAAACTACACCAATTAATACATGCCATAACTTTAATTTAACTTCCCTATTCATGCTAAAATTTATACTGCTTTAGCTTTTTTATATTTTTGAACAATATCTTGTTTAGTTTTTAAATATGCTACAGCTGCTTCATTACCTTCTTCTTCTTTTTTCTTTCTAAAGGTGTCCATAACATTTTGATATTGTTTAATTAAAGCATCTGTACCTCTAGCTGCTTTTTCCATTTCAGCATCTCCAGAAGGTGCTTCATCACTTGCATCAGAATATTCTACTTTATCAAACCCATCATCATCTTTTGTACGAGTAGCTTTTTTAGCAGCTCCTGCAGGACGTCCTCTTTTACCTGATCCAGTTGTTTTTTCTTTTTTAGGTTTGTTGGGGTCTGCTTTTCTACCTCGTTTACCAGGTGTTTTTCCTAATACTTTATTAGCAGCATTCTTTTCAATGGTATTTGTTGCTATATCATCATTAAATTTATCTCCTGCTTCTTCTGCACCTGCAGCAACATCAGAAAGTAAATTTTGTAAATTAATATCGTGAGTATCTTTAAGTTCTTTTTTAAGATTTTTAACATACCCTTTTAATCGTTGATTATTTCCTTCACCTGAAAATACTGGGTCTTTAGATAGTTTTTCAATAGTAGCTTTTTCAGCTGCTTCTACAGCTTTAAGCTCATCATTCATGTTTTGTTTTTCTAACTGATCTTTAAGTTGTTTCATACTAGCCATTTCAGCTAATTGTTCAATTTCTTTAAGCAAGTCAGAATCTTTAGCTACATCAGGAATTTCACTTAATGCACCAGCTATTTCTTCACGTATAATTTCAAGTAAACGAGTCTTTTTCATTTGTATATTTTTATTTATAAATATTAGGAAAATACCGTCTGTTTAACTTTTTTTATTCTTTCTTCAGTTGATCCCGATATATGAGTTAAGTTTCTAATACGATATTGATATTTACTTAAATAATGTTGTATAGTATTGTCTATATCTCTTCTATATCTAGCGTCTGTTTCTCTAACACCATTATCTTCAATATCAACACCATTAGGCGAAACATAAAATACATAATCATATTCATGTATTAAACATGATGCTAAATTTTCAAATTTATCTTTGTCTAAATAATTCATAGATTCAGAACATTGTGCAAATGACATAACATCAATAACAGTTCTATCTGTTATAATATTTTCTTGCATTAATTCACTAGCACGCTCTGATAGAAATACTGTTTGTCCTTTTAATGTAGAATCAGTATTTAATGGTATTCCCATTTCCATCAAATATTTTGAACGTTCTGTTCTAAAATTATAATCTTTAAATTCAGGTAATTCTTTTAACGCTTTAACTAACGTTGTTTTACCTACACTCATTGTACCACAAAAACCTATTTTCATATTTTTTATTTTAAAATTGATTCAGCAACATAAGTACCTTGTGCTCCTGAAACTGTTATACCTCTTGCACTTAAAGCATCTCCTACAAAATATACGTTAGAATATTTAGTTAAACTAAGATCTTGATAATCTACTAATGGTTCAGGTGATAGATATTTTACTTCAGGCATATAAATACCCCAATCATTTCCTAATGTAGGGAATACTTTTTTCATATCCTCAATAAAATCCTCTACATAAAAAGCGTATTCACCTAATGCTTTATATAAAATATCCATACTAGGAACTACTTCACATTTAACATAATCACCTTCAGATGTTTTAGAAGGTGCTCTATCACTTGGAGAAAAGAACATGCCTTTTCCATCAATTTGAAGTTTTTGAACTGCCTCTCTTGACCAAGTAAATGGTTCATCAATACCTCTAATTTCCATTAGTATACCAAAATTAGTCATATTATTTCGGTATGCTTCATCTTTTTTAGCATGTCC